GTAGGTACGACCATTGCGTTCAACTGTCTCGCAAACAGCCTCGATAATGTCACCTTCAGCCAACTGGTGCCAGTTGCCGTTTCGCTTAACATTAGCAACAGGCTTCTTCTTCTTTCCTAGACCATACCAGTTTCCATCTACGTTAATGTTGACGGCAAACTGGTTGCCGTACTGATCTGCTTCCCCAAAATCCTTGACAAAAATCTTATCAATTTTGCCTTCAATAATCTGCTTACCCATCGTAATCTCCATCTAGTGAGTTTTAGACCAATCTTCCCCTACCTGAACTTCTCCGGCAAGAGGGCATCGTAGTCTGAGAAACTTAGTTGCTTGGGTGAATGCCCACTTTACACACTTTGTATACTGTTCTATGTCTGTTTCGCGTACCTCCGCTTGTACCTCATCGTGCATGTTACCTACAAAAGTTACGTCTAGGTTTTTCTTCTTGACCACAGTATCAAGGTAACACAGCACAACCTTCATTGAAATACCACCGCCAGACTGAAAAAGATAGTTCATGGCTTTGTGCTTCATTAGCTTGCCATCGCTATCCTTTCTCATATACACCTTTCGACCATCTAAACCGATCAAAAATCCCCTAGATGAAGCCTTTTCTACTTTTGGTTTGAGCGTGCTGATGCCTGGGAACACCGATTCCACCGCCTCAATGATGCGCTTTCCATCCTTTTCCGGCAGATTAAGAGTTGACGAAACCTTGCGAGCAGAAGCGCCATACACAGTAGAATAGACACACGACTTTGCATCATCTCTTGTCTCCACACCGAACGGTTTACAAGCATCCAGAACTCGCGTGTGGGGGTCAGTGCCTTTAGATTTGTCGCCGTTAATAAGCGCATCTGTAAAAGCCTCGCTATCAATATAGTGCGCTGCAATACGCAACTCTAGCCCTTCTGCGTCAAAGCCCACTAGTTTGTAGCCTTGGCCTCGGTGGGTGAATAAGCTTCTCATTTCTTGACCAAAGAAAACATCAGGCGATGCCTTGGGGACATTAGCAACAATCTTGTGAGTCATGCGCCCTGTGTTTGTTCCATTTGGGTTGGCGCAGGCTGGGACTCGGCCATCCTCACGGCAATTCTCGATCCAACCTTTAATTTGGTTACTGCGGTGTACATATTTCGTGTATTGGGATAGCTGTACACCCAAACCGCCTTCGACATACTCTAAGTTTGGGCAAGGCTCGCCTTCAGGCTTGATCTGGGGTACTCCAGTCGGAGTGTACGCTGTCGGTTGCCACCCTAACTGCACAAGACGCTCCCCAACCTTGGCATGCTGTGTAAGTTCAATCGGAAACCACTCGATACGACTGAAAGGCCCCCCAACATCGCCATAATCGGCGGCTTGCTTGCTAAGATTACCATCTACGTTGTAGGGCTTGTTAACCACACTCTTCTTGACGTAGTAGTGACCAAGCATGTCCTTGATCTTAGCGTAAATAGCTTCTGCGTCGGCATCCAGTTGACTGACATACTGTTTAGCCTGGTCGAGAAGAAAGGGCCAACCATCACGCTCCTGTTTCGCGATGATTTTAGCGACCTTATGCTCGATCTTAGCCGGTGTTTGCCAGTCTACTCTCACGATTATTCTTCCTTAACGATGTCTTTTAGCGACTTATAGATAGGATTCTCGATGTACCCACAGGTATCGGTCTTAAAGTCTGCAACTGCAACAGGCAAGTCCTGTTTCTGTGCCTGCTCTATCTTAAACCACCTTGGGCATTGCGTGTTAGCGCAGGTTGTAGCCCAGCAGCAGAATGTTTTGTCCTTGTAGCAAAGCATCAGTACATCCCCTTTGGCTGGTACTCCCACATAGAACGCATGCCCATCTCTTCTATATTTTGCCGCTCAACAACTTCTAGCCAGCGGCACGACCCGTCTAGACAAAATACAGGGTGCCAAGCAAACCAGTCGTGCCAATTCTGTTTGGCTCGCATCTTCTCAAAATTTGCCTCAAACATTTTTAGTCTCACTACTGCTCTCCTATTATGTTTCCTCTTCTTGCAGCTTTCCTGGTTCAATGTTAAAACCGTCTGCCCTGCACTCCTCTACAAAACTCTCTACATCCGGTTCGCCCTTCACAAAACTCATCAAAAACAGGGCATTTTCAAACATATCCATAAGGTCTTCACGGCTGATGTTCTCTTTGTGGAATTCATCTTCACTCATTTTCTTGCTCCTGTAGGTAATCCCTAATGTGCTTTCTTGCTCGACTGATTCTAGATTGAACTGTCCCAACTGGTGTACCCATTGTTTCAGCTATCTCGTCGTAGGTCAACCCCTCTTGCTCACGCAAAGTAAGCGCGTCGGCTTGCTCTGAAGGCATCTTACTCAAGGCAACCTCAACGGCTTCTTGCGACTGATAAAGGCTAGTAAGTGACTCTGGTGTGTCATGGTCAAAAATGTTTGACGGAAAGTGTTCGTCGACCGACTCAACCGATACATCTTCCCTGGGCGGTCTGCGCCTGTTCTTCGCTATAAGCTTGTAAGCCTCGTTTATCCCGATTCTAGTAAGCCAAGTAAGGAACTGGCAATCACCACGAAAGGTATGAATTTTTAGCCAAGCATTAGTCACAGCCTGCTGGGCGCAGTCCTCTGCATCATCCCAGTCTTTAGTGTACTTGTGGACTGTGTTTAGCATTGGCCTATAGTTTTCTTTAACTAAGCTTTCAAAATCACTCGCTTCAACCATTCTTCATTTCCTCTAAAAGAGACTTGTAGACGGCTTCTGTTACCTCTACGTCCTGACGGCAGTACGCCAGCATGTCCTCGTTAAAGCTGCTCCAAGCATCTTCCTGCTCACCGTAATCACCCTTGTGCAGCCCCAGCTTGATGCCCCACGACTTGAGACTATGTGGTCCTACGCGATGAGGTAACCCTTTGGGGCGCTCTCGGTCTGGGTTTAGCAGCCGAGACAGTACCAACGTGTCAATCTCCATTTTGGGCTGTGGGTACAACTCCCCGATAAACAGGTGATCGTTAGTATCAAACCAGTTATAGACCGCCGGAATATCGAAGTTGATGATATTGTGCCCGACTACTACCTGGCCGTCTAGGCTGCGTACAAACGTCTCAATCTCGCTAGGTCGGTACTCCCAGACTTCTCCGCTAAGGTAATCCTTGACGACTGCACAGTGGATCGTGGTCATATGGTCAAGCAATCCGTCTGTTTCACAATCAAAGATCAAAATTCTGCTAGTCATCGTCGTCATCCCCAAATTCTTCTAAATCTTCTGCATGCCAGACAGTGTAGATGTTCATCTTAGCCAATTCAAGAATGCCGAGAATCTCTGCCCTGTTCAATTCTGCGTTATCAAAAGCTTCCTGAATCTTATTCAAAACCTCGTTCTTGCGCTGCGCTTCTAGTTGCCCGTTAATGTCAGTTACGTTATCCACAATTACTCCTATCAATAATCGTATTCAGGTAGTCCGCAGGGCTGTAGCCTGCCAGTCTGCTGATTGAGTTGTACAACATCTGACGGCCCCGTAAAGCCCCACTCTCGATTCTTTTTTACGTTGATGCGGACTCGCCCCTTCTCTTCGTTTTCAGTCTTTTCAGGCTCCAGTGCAGCGATCCAGAAAGCTAACTGTTCAAAGCTACCAGACCCACGAGCCGAAGCGGGATCAATATAAAGCCACTGAGCATCATATACCTCATCTTTAACGTAGTAGTGTTGGTCAATCCTGCGAATATGGGCAACCATAATCATACTAGAACCAGTTGCAGCACAAAACGCTGCTACCTCACTTAGTACATTATCAATCAACTTTCTTTCGTTGTCTCGTTCGTCGTGCGAAAATAGAATGCTGATATGATCAAAAATGAAACGAGTAACACCTTGGCTGCGATAATAGCGAAGTAGGTGTAAGAGCCGATCAATACTGAGCCGACCACTGGGGCCGAGATCAATAAACCAAGTGCGATCATTATCAATAAGCTTTTCATAACTGGCCTTCGCTTTTTCCTCTGGAATAACGTTTGGGTTTAGTCGGTAGCGGGGTAGCGGGGTGTCATTGTCGATTGCTACTAGCCGCTGTGCTGCCTTTTTAAGATCCTCCTCCAGAAACATCCAAGCAACCTTCTCCTCGGTGTTGGCGATCAACTCATAACCCATCTCAGCAACCCAAGTTGACTTTCCGACGCCTGGGGGTGCCATGACGATCCCAAGTTCGCCATCCCTAAGTCCGCCTAGTTTGTCGCTGAACTCTGGAAACATGGTGAACTTGTACCCTGGTTTAATAGCCTCTCGGATCATGTCATAGCTGACATCGGAGCCAGGAATAACCATTTCTGGCTGATACTCTCGGGCCTGAAAACAAGCGCGGATCAGTTCTTTTTGCTTACCTTTCTGGATACACTCGTTGGCATCTTTGCAGCCGTCCGGTAGTTCCGCTACCTTGAGTTTTACTTCAGTCGCAAACAGCGAAGCAAAAGTCTCGACGCCCTTAAAGCCCGACTCGTCATTATCAAAAACCAGAAGTATACCTTCAAAAGAAGTGATATAGTCCCAGACTTCTCGACTCTCAACGCCGCCACAACTAGCGCCATTTGGTAGAGAAGCCACCGAGTAGTCCTTCCCTTGGGCCTTGAACGCTTGCCACAGCGATAGCGCATCTTCTTCACCCTCTGTGATGATGAGGAATTTACCGCCTCTGGGAAATACTTGCTGACCAAATAACCCACCATAGTCTCCAACAACCTCTACGTCTTTTTTTATAAGCGTGTTCTTTCTTTTAAAACCTGCGCCTTTTCCACTTGGAAAGAAAACAGATTGCCTGTCAGGCTCACCGCTTTCAGGTTTAACAGGCTGCAAGACGTTGTACTTCTCGACCGCTTGTTTTGTAATTCCTCTATGGGAAAGATCAGCAAGCGGAAAATTTGCTACCTCTTGAACGTCCCACCTACTCGACATTTTACGATAGTCCTTTTTTGTTGAATCTGTGCCACCATTCAAGACATTTTGTGAAATATAGCCGCATTTACTGAAACAATACCCGCTTCCATCGTGATGAATGCCAAGACTGTCCGAACTTCCGCATTTAGGGCAAGGCTGGCTTGTTTTAAAGTATTTGCTCATAGCGGATAAACCTATTGTAACTTACATAATCAACGACAATTTCAACTTCGTAATCTGTCATGATGTCGTTGGGGTAGCGGCTCGCTTTATAACAAGTCCGGCAAAAGTCTCGGAATATCTTCTGCTCGACTTGTGTTTGAATCGCGTTGCAGCAAGCGCACCTCATCACTTCCTCCCTGTGCTACCAAACCCGCCAGACCTATCCGTAAGCTTTTCAAGCATAGGAATCTGGTGAAAGTCGCCTTTGACATAAGGCTGGATGATGATCTGAGCAATACGTTCACCGCAGTCTAGTACGACGATATCCTGGCCGTGGTTTCGCAGTACAACCACAATCTCATCCCGATAATCGGAGTCAATGACGCCAGCCATGACGGACAGGTCATGCTTTACAGCCAGGGATGACCTAGGCCAGATCATGCCGACTGTACCTTCTGGCAATGCCAAAGCGATTCCTGTTTGCACCTTTCGTTGCCCGTTTGGCGGGATAGCGACAGAGTGTGCCGCGTAAAGATCACCCCCGCCGCTGCCTTGTGTTCCGTAAGTAGGTAGAGACGAAAAGTTACCCAAAAATTCCACGGGAACAAACATTTCTTTAATCATTTGGCAACCTCACTGGTTTAATAGGCCGGAAGTCGGCGCACTTGGCGAACGGTGTAGTCGGTGTTTCGTGAAACCCGCACCAGTTTTTCATGTAATAGCGACACTTCAAGCAACACTCTCTGTAATCATATCTATTAACCATAATATAGATAACCTGTTAGATAGTTGTTAGATAGTAAATAGATACTGTTAGATAACTGTTAGCAACTAACAGTATCTGTTAGATAGGGTAACAGCTCATCTAAAGCAGTGCAACCTCTATAACTTCTAGGCTGACCATCCTCACCGGCTCGCCCCGGACCAGTAGCTGGCCGCGCTCGGCTGTAACCTCCGACTCATCCTCTGAGTCGATCATGTACACGGCAACCGGGAAAGCAATTGGCGTCTCGACTGATGATACCTTATCCTTCACGCTCTCTAGCAGCTTACGGCATACCCGGTAACGGCAACGATCATAGATGCTATCTTTTACCGGCCTCTCTGAGTCGTGATCCATCTCAAACATCGTGAACGGTCCCCACTTAGTGACCGCGACAAGTGCATTACCCATGCTGAAACCCTCTATTTTGCTTTGTGTTGAACTTTTCGGCCTTACCCTGCGGGGTAGCCTATGATCTTACGTTTTGCCGCTCTCACGGCCTCTCTGTCAGTCTAGCGACTGTCTATAGGCTGACCTGATACCCAGGGCCAGCACCCCGCAACCAATCGCTACATCTGCGGGTGACCCTAACAATACCAAAATCATTCCTATGGATACAAGTAACACGCGACACTCCTATGCTGTAAGTAAACTTATAGCGCCCATGCAGCCTACTGCCAGTGCAAGCGATATTTGCCCAGAATTCATAAATCCCCAGACCACCGCCAAGCAAGTTGCCAGCAAAACAGCCTTAGCAAAAGACATTAAAAACATTCTGATATAGCCTCTCTAAATGCTTGTTTTAGTTGATCTATATTTGGGCTTTTGCCTGTCTCTCCGGTCGCTTCTAGCACATTAGCCCAATGTTCCGCCGTTGCGTGGATTCCGTGGAGCTCTACGCTGCTAAACACGGCATGACGGATCAACTCGTTATCGGTGATGGGCAGGGCGGCAATAATGTCGCCGCCACTGTCCAAATTTCCGAGTATGTCATCTAATCGTTGCACGATTTTTCTCCCCACTGATCCGCCATTGCTTCAGCAATGCCGTGATAAGTATTGCTTCGCTGTTTCCATCTGTCCGCACTCGGCGGCAGTCTGTTTTGCCCGCTGTCGGTTTGATTAGCGCCAGCGGCGCTTTCCGTTCACCATTCTCGGTTCAACGTATTGTGTAGGCTTTAGCGGCGGCAGTCCATTCAACCATAACCCCGTGCGTTTGCTCGCATCGTGCCCAAACTGGTACGGCTGCACATACTGATCCGCTGGCCTTATCGCCGTGCCAATACGCCCGACCGGGTTTTCGATGGCAATGCGCGGAACCGGGGCTTGCAGCAACGCACGAACGAAAGCCAATGCCTCTTCGGTCTTATCAGCCCGACCCGGGACCCGCTTGTTCCAGTGTAACCCGCTGGAGCATAGATAAGTGCAAGGTGGATGGGCAATCAGCAGATCCCAAGTTTCGCCACAAATTACGTCAAGCGCGTCCGCTTGATAATGCCACGGACTGCCATTGTCATCCGCTAGAAGATCAACGCTCCAAGCATCGTGACCCAGCCGGCGGAAAGCATCGCGAACCGCCCCGGAATACTCGCACGCTACTAGCACCCTCACTGCTCGCACCCCTCGCGCCCTTTATAGGGTGGCCAGCCATACTCGCCGCTTGTTTCGTCCCACACTTCCACCATGTCACAATAACTTTGGTGCTGCCGCTCGGCTTCTAGCTTGTCCGGCGCGGTCAGGTATAGGCCAGCCAGCAGCGCGGCTACAATCCCGGCCATTAACATCCAATCTGTTACCCCTCGCATCGCTTGCCCTCCTTGCTTGCGCTTTTCTGCATTGCCTCGGCATCCGCTACACCCTGCGCGTCGGATCGGGTCAGCCCCTCGGCTTCAAGTTCCCGCACGCGCTGTTTATACCTCGCCACAATGCGTTGTGGCTTGTGTTCGCTTGTCATGATCTTCCCCTTGTATTGTCTGCCATCGTCAGCGCCGGGAGACTATCCCCGACGGACGCCCCGCAGGGCGTTTCGGCTAGTCAAACCACCGGGCGGCAATGCCGCGGCCAAACTCGCGGCGGGCGTTGCGCGTGATATGCTGTCGCGGCGTTTCACCTTCTGGCGTATCGGTCGCCCAATAGGCCCAAAGGATCTTCGCCAACACGTCACAAGCGGCGTTGCGATATTCGGTCGGCGCATACTGTCCCGGCGTATAATCAATTGAACCGTCGTCGCTCAAGTCTAGACGGCCACCGAAGGCCCGGCGAAAGCCCTCGCGCAAGTCATCTGCCGTCAAGCTGTCCCGCCAGCGCACCGCGTCTAGCATCATTCGGAAGTCATGCAGCGGCTGCAGGCAACCTTCCCGATAGTCCTGCCGGTACAGATCCGACCGGCCCGCGTAGTTTGCAGGCTCCAAGCCCGGGCGCTGGTGAACGAATGTTTCGAGGGTGTCGAGAATGTCTGTCTTGTTCATCATCTGTCTGTCTCCAGTCGTTGTTGATATTCAAGCTCTAGGCTTGTGGCTGGACTCTAGTATACACCAAAGCCCAGCGGCAAGCGTTAATCTCTAACAGGCCCGCAAGTTACCCAGCGAAGCATCACGGGATGACCGTTGCTCAAGTCATGCTTGAACAGATACTGCTTCAGGTATTTAGCGGCGTGCTGATCACTGTCACCTTCAGCCGGGTTCCAGTCAAACACTGCCGGACCTAGCGTTACTTGCTGGTCGCTGCCTAGGATATCGAAACATGCTGTCGCACGCTGTTTGAATGTTTTCATTGTCCTATGCCTCCTGTACATGGCTGGTGGGCGCTTTCCAATGGTTCCCGCTATCGGCCTCAACAATTACATATTGCGTGCCATTGCGTTCCGTGAATCCAGCCACTTTGCCAGTGACGCCTGATGATCCGCCTTCACGCATGGCCAGGAATACGCGCTGGTTAATGGTTATATCCTGCATTACTCTAACCCCTTTAGGTTGATAGTGGGGAGACTGTATCGCCTCCCCGGTTTATGTTACTGGAACAGGTCTGCAATGTACTGATGATCTACCTGATCTTTGATATGCTGGCGAGCTGGCCAGTAGTTCTCCAAGCAATTTCTGATCAGTCCCGCGTTTATTACTTGGTCCGGGTTATCTCTCACATCAAGGCTATAGCTTAACAAGTCGTCATGAATCCACATAATCGCGGCCTCCGTGGGGGTGATGGTCGCCTTACCGGCGATAATCGCTGTCCTGTGTTGCATATCCATGATCTATCTCCGTCTGTTTTCTGTAAGTTCGGCTCGTTGCAATGCTTTGCAACTTGGTGCCGATTCTACGCCCTACAGATACACCGTCAACCCCCTTGGATAAATTTTTTCTGCCCAGTGCGTGCATAGAAGAAACGTGAGCGTGCGTGCCACACTTCCATTCTCTCTGTCAACTATTTACAATAAACTGATCTTGAGGTCAGTTATTACATTATGCAATATCTGTGCCAACTATTATACTGTTATGTTATATCATACTGTCTGCAAGAATCGGATTTTTGCAAGATCTGTGCCAACTCTAGTGTCCAGGGTTGTTGTATTTTTACCACACCTGTTGTTGTTTATATACCACAACTACTCCAGTAGCTGACGCAACTATGTGAGTATATAGTCATATAGTTATATACGCATATCCATATATGTTATGTTATACCGTAACAGCTTATGCAAGAATCGTGCCAAGGTACTCTCAGTCAGGGTACCCCCACCCCCAGAAATGGAATGGGTCCCATAGTGGGTATTAACACACACAACCACACTAAAGGACAACTATATAAGGATCAAAATATAGCAAAAGGAGCAAAATTAGCGACTGGAGAGGAAAGTATTAGGGGGTATATTGTATAAAATAAATTATAGGGGAATAATATCTAGCTCGGATGGAAGACCATCCTCGCAGACCAGCTGTAAAAGAGGGTATATAGGTAAGCAGT